ATAAAGAAGATGATAAGAGAAAGAAAAAGATTTTCTTTGAAGCTGGTATTGATTATTCAAGATGCGATTTCTTTATTAAAGATGGAACTCGGTTTGAGTATTTATATAAACGAAATCTGAAATATTCAATGGATTTATTTTTTGGGATTAATGGTTGTGAGGACGCATATAAAGATCGTATAGTTTTAATGGAAAATGGAAAGTTGGTAGAAAAATGAAATTTTACAGTGAAATGGAATGCCCAGGATGTAAAAAAAGTGGCATGTGGAGCAAAAATGGAAGATTCTTTTTTTGTGATCCATTATATAGATATGCAATTATTCTTGATGGGATAGCAGGCGCCCCAGATTGAGCATAATATAAGGAGGGATGGATAATATGAGCGGAGGAGCATTTGATTATGCCAGGCGATTTCGGGTACCCTATTCCTAAAGATATTGAATATGAAATTATACTCCTCATTTATAATGGATTTGATAAATTTAAAACATTTGACCCCGACTGTATTAACCCTCCATATGAGAATGAATCACATTTTGGGTTTGCGAATTGTGGGGATGAATGATTTTATATTTAAAATGTTTTTTAAAAAAAGGAATTGAATTATGATAATTTTAGAAGGTACTTCCCGAGTTAAAAAAATGAGTTTTGTAAAATATGGGCCCCGATTATGAGCTCAAAATGCTGCGACGCGAAAACAAAGGTCAACAAGAATGGGAAACTAATTTGCCTAGCATGCCAAAATGAGTGCCAACGTAAAAAATAAATGGGATTAACCGTACTGGCATTCCCACGGCGGGCTCCCTATAGGCAGAGGCTATGCTGTATTAACTAAAGAATTAGGCTTGGGGGGAACCATTCTCCCGACGCCAAGAAAATGGTTTTTCAATACGCGAATGTGTCGACCCCGACACTTTTATGGGCATGTACGTTCATGCATCCTATACATTCCCCACAACATGCGAGTAGCCGCCCTAAATTGGCAATAACCTCTGGGCTCAATACTGACTCAGATAAAGCCACTTCTGGATCATAAAAATCTGGTTGTAGCTCAGAGTGAAGATCCACGTTTTTTCATCCCATCATAAACCCCCCTTAAAAACGCATCAGCTACTTCATCCATAGCGTCTGGACATAATTTCAAGAATTTATCTTTAACCCAAATGAATTTAGTATCGCCGGTCTCCCCAGGAAGAACTTTCTCAGCTTTCAAAAACAACGATGCGACAATATGCACCATCGTACTATCAGATGCCAAAGAAGATAACGTCACCCCAGTTATTTTTCGCCCCACTTTACGTCCAAACGCTTCAAATACAGGCCTGAAAAAATACCCAGCCATAGAAGCTACTGCCAACCCAACCCCAAGTAAATCAATATTCATTTTAACTCCTATTTTTTAATAGCAATGATTTTATATCTCGCAAATCTTGCTGTAATGGGCCCATTATATCTTCTAGAGTCTCTCTTGTGATAGTCTTTGAAAGAGAAAACTCAATTGCCTCTATCTTTTTCTCACAATGCCTACGCCAATCAGTTGAATTTATATCGTGTTGGTCACGCCAAGCCTTTGCCTCTCCTCTTGGTACAAAAAACCTATGAAGCCCAAACGCTCCAGATATTAACCCGCCAACTGAGGCGAGCACTAAATCAATAGCCTCCATCCCATTCATGGATTAACAATTATGGGCCCGTCTTTGTATTCGTGCTCATATCTCCATCGCATATCAACATGGACCCATGTCGAAGTGTCCGATTCAATTGTTGTCCATCCAACTGCCTTTAATTCTGCCCATCTCTTTTTAATAATATCTCGGATCATCTCAGATGAAATTTGATTCTTTACACCGTCTACTTTGTAATAGAGCCTAAAATCAATGGCTCTGCCAAATTTATGTTGGCTTTCTAAACCACCAGTCTTTGTATTTGGAATTCGATATCCAGACTCATTGAATTGGCCCCCGTAAACCCAGTCATTAATTATAAAAATTAACTTTCCGTACTTTTTCTCTAATTCTTCGATAAGGATATCTCTTAAAAACTGAGCGCCATTTGGAAGCCTTGGGTCGATAAACTGTATAGATACTGGGCCCCATTTATCAAATGTCTGTTTAGACACTAACTCTTGAAGCGATATATTTTTTGTTAACTGCATTAAAAACCCCGTTTTTATTTATTATTTAACATATTATGCAATATCAAAAACAAATTGTCCTCTTACAATTTTTGCCCCTGAATTTGTCCATGCAGTAAATGCAGTCGCTGGAGTAGGCGAACATGATACAGTCCCTCCAGATATCCCCGCTGAACCCACTGCGTATGTGCCATTGTCTTGTGCGACTATTAATATATTGAATCTAGGGGCCCCAGATGCTGTAAAAGGGACTGTAAATGTTGCCGATGTGGAATTGCTTGTCCCAATTATATCAAAGTAAACAATTACGGTTTTCCCAATCTGTTTATAATAAATACTTTTTGTAGATGTTGAACTCCATCCGACTACTGTTGATGTAGAAGAATAATCAGTGAGCGGGACGGTTCTGATATCGCCAACTGCGGTTACTGTTGAGCTGGCAGAAATTGTTCCAGAAGAAACGGATGTTGATGTTAATCCTACCGCTGTAATATTGTTTTCAGCTGTAATGTCATAGGCTGAAATAGTATCCCCATCAAAAGTTGCAGATGATAAAGTCCCGCCAACAGACATATCATTAACAACGGTTAAATTATTTCTAACTACAGCATCGTTTTTTATATCTACATCCACAAAAATACTCTCAAGAGACGTCAATGGCTGAATAATCATCGATGTTTCAGTTAATGCGAACCCAATCGGCTTTGCCCATAAAGCTGGCTCAGATGAGGTAACTGCACCATCTACGCCAACAAAATAGGTATCCCCAGGTGTAAGACCTTCAAACCCCGAATAAAAATATCTTGTAAATGTAACTGTTCCCCCCATTGCAAACGTTCCAGTAGATATCCCACAAACGTTTTGTATTCCATAAGACTCTGCGCTTGTTGCCTTAAATAACTCACCATCAGTACTAATTCTTACAACATCCCCGATGTCAATTGCTTCCCCTGCTGGAGCAGTCAAGTCAAAAGTTGGGAACCCTGTTGCCCCAGATATATTCCCTGTAAATGTAGCCGCAACAATATTCCCAAATGTAACATCAAAATTAGTTGTTAAAAAGTTAATTAATGTTTGGCAATTAGCGTCCCAATCATTTGAGTTTAATAAAGGGCCTGTTCCCGTTTGTAAATCTGATAACCTTGGTGCTGTCATTTATTTATTTCCCCTTTTCATATATACATCGTAAGGATCGCCATTAGGAACAAGCTCACCAGAAAGCGTTCTCCCTGCGATAGGTGCTATTGGCATATCATTTAAAATACGCGAAGCTTTTTTAGCTCCACGGACAGTTGCCCCAATACCCTTTAATGCAGCTTTATTAACTACTGGTGAAAATACAGCAGATAATAAAGCTCCTAGCTCTGGGCTTACCTGGCTAGATGTCTTTACCGCAAGTCCTCTCGCAATATTTCCAGCTCCTTCAGCACTACCACTTCCCCCGCCTTGCCCTGGAAGATATGCGCGAAACGGCTCTCTAGCTATAATGTCCTTTACTTCTTCCATAAATTTATATTCATTTGGGGAATACTCATCTACCATTGAAAGCGCATCATAAACAGGCTTTTCTAACCTAACAGATGATTTAAGATTAGTACCTCTTGTGTTTTTATCACGAAGCTTTGAGTTTATAAATTCCTGGGCCTCTATTGCTAGGCTAGATGCCTTATTAGCCGAATAAAGATCAGGAGCTTTTGTCTCTACCTGGTCGTCAATCATACCTGCTAAATTAGCCAATACACCCTCCCCTGGACTAAGTACTCCTGAAGCTCTCTTCCTTTGGAATAAAAAACTATTTATCTCATTTTTAATTCGATTTGCTTCATCTATTGGTAGATTTTTTTGAGAAAGCTCATACTTATATCTATCAATAAGCTCCAAATCTTCTGCTGATATTGCAGAATTCCCAGCAGAAGTTTTTGACCGTTCAATAGCGGACTTCACAAAATTCTTCATATCCGTTGGGTCATATGACGGGATCCCGGACATTTTTTTAATATTTTCCTTTTGTTCGCCAACTTCTTTCCCGAACAAAGATCTATAGTATTTCCCGGCATTTATTGCATTTTTTGCTAGCTCATTAATCCGAGACGCATCCTTCTTCGCAGAAACTCCAAATAAGCTTCCACCATCTAATGCCAAATCAGTTGCCCGTTGGTAATCCCCTTTTGGGATGCTTGAAATAAATGACCCGATCGTAGAAAGCCCCTCACTTATAGCTGGCTTAGCTAACCCGTAAAGTTTCCCAGTGCCCTTAGTCGTACCAGTAATAGCCGCGTCTGCTAATGCGCCGATTCCGCCTTCTAGTAGCCCAGTTCCTATTGCGTTTGGAGTATCTTTTTTATTTATTAACTCTCTAGCCATCCCTGATCCTGCATTTATTGCAAAGTCTCCTAGTATCCTACCCGGAAGACTCCCCCCACCAGACATAGCGAATGGGATTGCCTCCGCAACGGATGATGCCGCTAAACGTGGGTTTTCTTCGGCGGCTTTTGACGCAATAGGGGCCAATGCCGGCCCAGTTCCCCCAAGGCCTTCAATCATAGCTTTTAATCTTTGGGATTTGTCAACGTCTCCGGCTTCGTCTCTGGGCTTTCCAGATCCAACCAAGTCCATTAATCCTGATAAAAATCCAGTTTTCTGAGATTCTTTCTGAGTAGTTGGGAAACTTTCATTAGACGGAGGCATAGGTATAGATTCAAGAAATTTTTCAACCCCATTATCAGGGATATTATCAGGGATTTCTACATATCCGCCGCCTTTTTCTGCCCATCTCTTCATTTAGTACCCCATTTCCCATTAACATATATCCGGTCACCCTTTTTAGGGCCGGATTGGACTTGAGGACTTTTACTCTCTCCAGATTTTTCCCCACGTTCCCCCGCTATGATCGAAAAGTGCTTATCAACTAGGGATGGGGTCGCATCTGGGTGCATGCTCAAGAATTGGTCTTTGTATGATTGCTTCTCGTTAGCTAATTTTTCTTTCGCCGATTTCTCTAAAATAGATATTAATTCGTTTATATATCTTCTGTTTTCAGGAGAAAATTTTCCGTTTACCCTAGTTGAGTAGGCTTGGTTTATTCGGCTCTTAATATCCTGGGCTCCCCCATACCCAGCCTTTTCAGCTACGGCAATATTCCCAACATCTCCAGACATCCGGCTTAGTTTTGTTTTAAGAGCTTCCATTGAAGCTGGGTTATCTAGCATGTTTCTTGCGGATGAAGCGTCAGCTATAGTCGCTTTTGCTGATTTTGATGAGTTTCTCATCTCAGATGATAATGATATTAATGTTTTTGATTGTGCGGGCGTCCAGTTTTGAGAAGGGCTTTTTGGGGTTAATGTTGACTGCCCAGTCGCAGGGTTAAATATTTCTTCTTCCCCTGTGCTTGCATCTGTAGATTTCTGCAATGGGATTTGTCGGCCTAATGGGGCCCCTGATGCGTCTTCCCATCTCTGAGCGGCTTGGTTATATACACCTTTTACAACTTTCCCATCAACCATCAAGTCAGTAACCGTATTGGACGGCTGCTTAACTATAGGATCTTTTGATTCATCCTGTATTAGTTCCCCAGTTAGTTTATCTCTTTGAGCTAACCTGTATAGCCCGTCTGCCCCTCTGTAAGTAAAGGCATCGAATCTTTGCCCGCCAGCTTCTCCAAGCGCCTTCCCTTCTGCCCCATATATCTGGCGCAATTCAGATAAGTTTTGAGCGGTTTGAGCATCAGCGACGCTTTGGAAACCTTGCTCAACATTTAGCCTATCCAGCCCAGACGCTAAGAGAGGTTTATTCTTAGTCGCTACGCCAAGTATAGTGCGGCCTTGCCCGCTAGACGCATACCCACCTATATTTGATATCACATCCAGCAAACTGCCCATAAAATCTCGCTTTCCTTGATCAACTTCTTTCCCGCCGCCTAACACCTGTGATACCGCCCCAATCACATCCGCTATATTTGTAGGTTTTTGCGCTTGTACTGGTCTAGTTAGGTCTTTTTCAAGCGACCTTAATTTTTCCAGAAAAGTATTTTTTTTAATTGGGGGGACCGATTTATCCGCAATCCCTTTTGTTATATCATCTATTGATTCAGGCAATCCTTGGGGGGCTCCCTGGTTTTGTGGTTTTGTAGCTTGCGCAGTTGGGTTTGATTCAGATGGATATGAATAAGCAGAAATTTTGGGGTCGAAAAACCTTTCAGGCTCGGAGGCTAATGATTCAAGGGCAATCTCTTTAATAATATCTTCAGGGGACTTCCCCTTTTCTGCTTTTGCCCCAGCAAAGTCTACTCCAAATATCGGCCTCTTAGTGGTTTCTTGCATAGAAAGTGATGGATTAATTGCCCTCTGTAATGGGCTTGGTTTTTTATTACCTAACATATGATGAAGTCCCGGAGGCGGCTTTATTCCCATAATATGCTGATTTCGCATTATTTCTTCTTGCCGCATCTTCATACGCAAGTTTGTTTACGTCCATCCCTAATTTTTGAGAAATATCGCCAGATGATCTATTTAACAACGTTGCCGCTTGGCCACCCCTGACGCCTTCATTCTTAAGGGCTAACGTAGTTTGAAGCCTATTTTGTCTCTGCGCGTCAGTTGATTGTGACGCAATATCTTTTCGCATCTGTTCAATCTCAGGCATCCCAGAATCAATAGACGAAAGAAACTGAGACTCCCCTTCAGCGGTAGTTTCTTTTGCCCTGTTTAAAGATTCGTTTAATTGCTGCATAGCACGCTCATAAGCTGTAGACGCGGCGTTCGTTTCGTATTCCTTGTTAGTCTTGTCTAACAATAACTGCTGTGCCAATTGCTTTTCAAGCGCCCTCTCTTGTGCGGCTATTTGTGCACTAGACTGGCGCTCCCCACTTTTACGAGATAGGTCATCTTGTTCTGAGGTTCCTCCCATTTTATCTTCCTCCAAAGGCTTTCATATATTGGTCGTAAGCGGATAATATGTTATTCGTTGAGTCATCACGTCGGATTGGGTTCTTGCCTGTTTTTGGCATAAGAATACCACCGATATCGTCAATAGCGCCCTTCCCACTTAATATCATTTCGCCTTTATTCGCTAAAGGCTGCCCTTGCCCACCTTTAAATGACTTCACAGCGCCTCCAACTGCGCTTGCCGCTGTGGCGGCCTTCCCTACTCCGTCTAATACTGCTGGGGCCGCTTGTGCCGCCGCTGCTGCTGCTTCCATTATATAGCTCTTTTCCGTATAAAAAATACAAATTGGTCTTTAACATCATACGATGTGCAATATTTCATTCCCAACTTAATCATTGGCTTATTTGAAATAGTTGTTCTATACACAATCTCAGAGCACCCACGGTAAGCTCTCATCGCATATTTTAAGAAAGTTGATTCACTTGCTGACTTAAAAAAAGCTTCAATAATTACGCAAACCCCATTATCTCTCCAAAAAATAAGTACCCCTCTTATCCGCCCATTCTCATAGTGGATATATTTTTCATATGCATCCGTTAATTGTTTAAGCCTTTTAGCAACAAAAGACTTTAAATCATCAGTAAAATTATATAAATGCATATTACACTCTATGTACAGTGAAAGGATTTCCTGGTCTATTCCGAATTTTTCACATCTTGCCATGTAAGCTTGAATCCTCTGAAAAAAGTGCGCCCTTTTGTCTGCCTAATTGTCCATTGTATCCATCTTGCCCAAAGATCTATATGGACAACTCTATAGTCTTCTGAATTTTGTCCAGTGTCAAAATCTTGAGGAGAAAAGAACTGTTGATCAAAGGACCCTCCCCTTAATTCAACTTGATATATTATTGGGTGATTATCATTCCCGTCCAATATGATTTCTATTTCAATAGCATCATCTGCCCCAATAACTAAATACATAATATAATCATTTATGTACCTAACTATATTCCCAGCCATAAGCTGACCACTCTGAATAATAGACGGGACTTCTTCCCCTCTATACCTTATCGTTGAATAAAACTGATCAATTACTGACGCCCCAAATTGCCCAGCATAAAGAGTATTATTTATAACGCAAAAACAATTCCATTCTGGGCTATATGAATCTGTACGTATCCTATATATTGCCCACCCTTGAACCCTGATATCAAAAATTAGAATTATTGAGTTTAGAATTATATGATATTTATAATCAAAGAAAATAGAATTAACATTTGTCTGCGCGGTGACATAGTATTCCATAGTCTTTCTTATAGGTTGGCTGTAATTATCAGCGGCTAAGTTATCTAATGACGTGGCTACCGGCTGTGCAAAGTTCCCATTAAATAAACGGATGTCTCCTAGGGTTGATAAAAACATTACCCCTCCAGGGAAATCTTTACTCACTGGAACTTTTGCCATTGAATATCCACTAGCGACCCCAACGTTCGCCCGCGTTGAGCTTGTAGTAGGCACTTCTGTAGATACATCCATTACATATATCGCCTTTTCTGAACCAATAATAACTTTTGAATAATCCAATGCCAATCCTGTTACAGACGAACCATCTTCATCTATATTTGTGACATTAATAAAGTTTGCCGCATCAAAAACTTCTATTTCAGGATCGCCAACCCATGCTTGAGTTGGCTTTAGTGCATCCCCTGCCCCAACAAGCCTTTCATAAGATACCGTTAAATATCTTACCTTTGGGCATTCATTATTTATTGCAGGGATTATAACCCCAAGGGCTCCATCAATTGTATTATCTGTATATGTAAGCGTTTCATTATCCGCAATAGTTGTTAATAGGAATAATTCGTTGCCGCCATTAATTGTTCTGTATATTTTACGCGATGTAGTACCAGCATAACCTATTGGAATATCAAGATTAATTTTATTAGTAGTGACTGTGATTGTGTTAGAAACTGTCCCAATAACTTCTTCCCCTCCAGTAGTAACATAGGTCATTGCATAGTAATAAGTTCCAGTTGGGTTCCCCGCCTCACCAGAATTCGTAGCATAAGGGGCTCCCATTTCGGAAACAGTAGTCCCATTATACTTCAATTGGTAATCAAGCCCATTGGCAATTATCACCTGGTCATTAAGCATGGAAAACTGGCACTTCCCAGGAGTAAGGCCCGTGTATATAACACTTGGATCTGTTAGCCAATTTTTATATACAGTACCGTTTATAACGGCAATTGATACCTCCGTAGGAATGTTTTCAGCGTTTAAATATGAAAAATCAAATATACCATCAACACTATAATCGCTATCAATAGAGAATATCTCTTCAGGCATTAAAATTTTATTTGCGCCTAAAATGTCGTCATAATTTGCGTTTTCAATATTATAGAAATATTCAGGCCCAATGAATTTTACGCCAACGTCATTACGCATACCCTTAAATTGAGTTTGCGTTCCATCCCATCCAGTACGAGGCGCACTCATTGCCAATAAACCCCAGGGTCTTGAGACTCCCACCAGAATTGATTCCTAATATCTCCACCCATATTAGTCATTTTACGCCCACGTCTAAGTCTTGCCTTTGCCATTAATAGTTGTTCTGCAAACTTATCGTCATAAACCTTCATACGTTTAGGATCTATCTTTGCAAGCAATGCGCTGGCTGTATACGATGTGATTATTTCCATATCCTCATCACATACCTCCATTTCACGATCAAGCGTTTCTCTTGAAATAACATTATTGATTACTGGTATCCTAAAGTGCCGTTTATAATAGAAAATCCACATATTATTTTCATTAATAGTTGCCCCAATATTATGCGGAGCGGAAATCGTATCTTGATTACCTCTTTCGCAATTATAAAGAGTATTCCCCTCTCTATATTGATAAGCTATTTTCTCGTCTCCAATCTGTACGTTACCGTTAAATTGAAGAAACCCAGACGCATCAA